CCTCCAGTCAGAGCTGAGTTCAAGCTAAGTACTTTATTGTACTTAGTGCTTGACGGAACGTCTAGACGTTCACTCAATTCTTTCTGGGGTCTCCTTCTCTGATGTTCCTCTTGTGGAGGTTAACATCAGTCTGTGCGGTCTGGTAGCGTCCCACAAGGACCTACCTTACCCACAGAGCACTGCTGAGCCCCTGACAACCCGTCAGGTTTCCTCATGCCGTGCCGCGGCGTTATACCGCTTGAGCATTGACTTGGTATGCCAATTGCTCTTGAGCTTAAAACGGTTGACAACCGACCGTGGTGCGGCTTTCGCCGAGACTCACCATGGTAGCTCCTATAACTGGTCCTTTCTCTAAGTCTATGACATTGAAAGGCCCCCCAACTTCGTTGGGGTTTAAGCCGGACCACTTCACGTTAACTCGTGTGTGGCGCCGCCAAGCGAAGCCTTACAACCTTCCGCTTGATTTCAGCCTGACGCAAAAAAGAATCACTTCTTTTAGCGCCCAGGATAGCACGACCTATAAACAGGTTCACAACCTGTATACGGGAAATGCTTTCCAGACCGACATGTCCACGCAGGCCTATAACAAGGCCTACAATCAACTTCGTGAGAAGTTTAAGGGCGAGTCGGCTCAACTTGTCAATTCATTCCACGAGCGTCAAAAAACGCTCGAGATGATTTACAAGCGGGCTGTACAGCTTACTAGGTTCACCAAAGCTGTTCGTCATTTCCAATGGGATGAGGCCGCGAGTATTCTCGGCTTCAAACGTGACAGCCGCAACCGCGTTGTGAATCTTCACAACGTTAGGCATACGGCTAAAGCGTTCGGTGACAACTGGTTAGAGTTCCACTTTGGGCTCAAGCCACTCATTGGCGAAATCGGCAGGTGTATCGACCTTCTTCAGGGCGATTATCCTCGCTTGCACGTCTATCGCAAAGAGGTCCTAGTTAAAAAGTGGAGCGATCCACCACTTAACCAAGGAGCCGTCACAGTCCGGGTTAGTCACCGGCTGGAGATAGGTTGGCGAGTTGGTTGCGATTTGCGGGTTATAAACCCTCAGTTGCTACTGGCCGATCAGCTGGGTCTTGTAAACCCAGCGAGCTTCATCTGGGAAGCGATCCCGTTCAGCTTTTTAGTTGACTGGTTCGCTAACGTCGGCGAGTTTCTTTCGAATCTCTACCCCTTTCCGGGGGCCGTCGTAGAACGTCCTTATCGGACGTCTTTTCTCAGTTGGCAGCAATCTCACAGTGCGTCACCTAATCAGGGGTTTAGCTCAAGCGCTGCTTGGGCCCTCTCCGGTGAAGTGATTCAATGTGAGCGGTTGACCGGTCCCTTACCAGGACCCACGTTGACGTTCGACATGCCTGAACGGCTGTCGCCCGCGCGAGCCGCTACTGCGATCGCACTTCTCACCAAAATGCTACGAGAGTAGCTCCTTCCTATTGGAAAGGTTTACACCATGCCTTCTTTGGCAAACATGACCGTCAAAAAGAACGACACGACCACGGACGTCACCTTCACCGGTGTCCAACCGGCTGCTGGTGACCGGGCTCCCGCCGTCTGGCGGAACGAGTCCGTCGGCGTTGCGGTCAACCATCGCCCCCGCCTGACGATGCAGTCCCGTGCGAACGGGAACGGCACCGCCCGGAAGGTGGAGGTGGTCCTGACCTATCCGTCGACCTACGTGGATTCGACGACGGGTCGTACCCAAGTCGCAGACGTCGCCATCCTGCGTGTCGATGCCACGCTGCCGGTCAACATGCCGGTCGCGGACATCAACGAGGCGGTCGCCCAATTCGGGAACCTCCTCGACCACACGCTGGTGCAGGACTGTCTGAAGGCCGGGTACGCAGCTTCCTGACGATCGGAGGCTGAATGAACCTGTCACAGTCGCTGCCACGTGAAGTGGAGCAACTGGTCTATCGCTTTTGCGAAGACCTCGCCTCTCCCATATCCCTCGGCGTAGTGATACGCGTAAGATATGGCGAGTGGAACGATCTTGCTTCTATGCAAGTCGATCCGAAGCATTATCTGTCGGCTGACGACTACTGGCGTGATGCCGCCGCCGTTAGCCTTCTGCGAAAGTGCCAAGATCTTCCCACCACTATCGACCGTAAGGCCGCGGCGATGGAGAATTTTTGGCTCGCAGAGAGGGAATGCTTCCGCACGAATCAGAGGCTACTACCTTATCTTTACGGGAAAGCTTTTGCCCCCGAAGATGAGGTGACATACAACTTCCTGTTGCGTGTCAGAAGAATAGTAGCTTCTTTGCTGGGTCCATGTCCAGATCTTCTGGACGGACGATTCGGCCCTGGTGCGACCTACGGCGATAAGGGACTGTATACCACCGTTCCTGACAAGATGTCTTCTAGACCCACTTTGACAAGAGCCGCGATGTGGTTCCTGGTCCCCTGGACCGGAACCGCGTGGGCGAAAGCCTGCGCTAACGACTCTAGAGAGGCGACCTTCATTCGGGGTAATCGTTTTACAACGGTCCCTAAGGATTGTACTAAGGATCGCGGCATAGCCGTGGAACCCAGTATAAACCTTTTCTTCCAGCTGGCCTACGGGTCAGCGATGAAGAATAGACTGAAGCGAGTAGGCCTGGACCTACTCTGTGCACAAGATATTCACAGGCAGGTCGCCTGTGAGGCCTCCAAAAGGGGCCATCTTGCCACTATCGATCTCTCGAACGCCAGCGATACCGTCTGTAAGAACCTTGTCGAGTTCTTACTCCCATCGAGTTGGTTCGACGTCCTGTCTGGACTTAGATCCACTCACACCCAATTGCCGGATGGCAAGTGGGTTTTGCTGGAGAAATTCAGCAGTATGGGTAACGGTTTCACGTTTGAGCTGGAAACTGTCTTATTTCTTGCCATTTCCATGGCATGTATGGAATGCGTAGGCCTCACCCCCATACCTGGGGAGAACGTCTACGTATTCGGGGACGATATCATCGTTCCAACAGAGTCCGCTTCGACCGTGATCGCCGCACTGAAGCTCTTGGGCTTTACCCCAAATGGGAGGAAATCCTTTCTTGAGGGTGAGTTTCGGGAGTCTTGTGGCGGGGACTACTACAGGGGGGTGGACGTTCGTCCATTCTTCCTGAAGGAGTATCCTCGTGAGCCGCAAGAATTCATTGCGTTGGCTAACGGAATCCGAAAAATGGCTTATAAAGGCCACGTCTTGGATAAAAAACGCTTCTCTTTTCTTCGCCGCGCTTGGTTCAGCTCTCTTGATGCTTTACCAAGCCATATTCGGCGCCTCCGGGGTCCTGAAGACCTGGGGGACATCGTCATTCACGACGACGAGGAAAGATGGCAAATCCGTTGGCGACACAGCATCAGGTACATCCAATGCTACAGGCCGGCCACCTTCAAAGTGATCGACTGGAAACATTGGAAACCAGATGTTGTGCTGGCTTCTGCCTTGTATGGCATTGGTGACGGGCTCCCGAAACATGTGAATGGTTCGGAGAGACATGCCGGCGTTAGTGGTGTAACACCACGCGGCGGCGTCACGGGCTACAAGGTCAGTTGGGTTCCTAGGTCGTAAAGCCTAGGAGTGCGGTTGACACCCGCACCTTTTGGATACTAGGGATTCATCACCCTTACTATCCTGGGGGGGCGTATATACGCCCATAAGAAG